TGATTCTTCATATGTTGATGCCACTACTAGTTGGGATTTGAGATTATATGATATTCAAACATATACTAGATTGACGTTAAATCAATCTGTTGCAGCAGCTGAAGTAAAAGAGTCATTCTTTATAAAAGGAAAAAGTTCTGGAGCCACTGGATTTGCAACAGCAGATGGAGCATCCGATAAAATCTTTATAAGACAAACCTCTGGAACTTTTGTAAAGGGTGATGTTTTATTGATTAATGGTATAGAAACTTCAAGATCCGTAAAAGAAGTTCGCACATATAATACACAAAACATCAAATCAGTAAAACAAACGACTCCTTTTAGCGGAAGTAATGATTTTAAAGCAGATTCAATTTTAGATAGGTTTAATTTCCCAGGTTCTATATCTCAATTAGTAATCAGCCCAGCTAGTGGCAGTCCTAGCATTTCTACCGTTACTTCTCCAGGTCGTACTTTTATTGGAATTAATACTGATACTGTAATTAGATATCAACAAACTGGTCTATCCACAGAAACTTATAGCAGAGTATCTAGTGTCTCATCGGATTCATTATCTTTTGAAATTTCTGGAATATCTAGTGTTACTGGAGTTTTTGACGGATCATTACCATCATCACAAGTTCAAGTTAATGGATTTTTAGGTGCACCTATCGTAAGGGGTTCTGGAACTTTATTTGCACCTTTACCTGAAAAAAATACTTCTAATATTGATCTTTCTAGTTCGCAATTGTTCTTAATTGATCAATTAACTGGAAAAGATGTTGATAATGCGGACAATACTTTACAAATTAATACTAGTGATATTAGTGGTATAACAGATATTTCTTGGGTAAATTTTGATGAAGAAAGATTTATTGTTGGATATAATGGAGGAGGTATTGGTGCTATCACACCAGATTCATTTAGTTTGAGTGGAAATGTTGTGACATTAAAAGGTCTTGATAGTGGACAATCAAATAATGACACAATTGTCAATGTAACTTTAACCAAGAATAAAATTCAAAGTAAGACAAAAAATTATACCAGAAGTGGTGTCTTGTTTGTAAGAAGATCCAAATTAAAAGAATCTGGTTCTGTTGTAGCAACTTCTAAAAATGATGGATTAACTTATAATGAATATTATGGATTGAGAGTTCAAGATGAAGATATTTCACTGAATAATCCAGATGTCTCAAAAGTAATTTCAATTTATGAATCATTAAATGGTGGAGATCCTTCTTTTGATGTAATTGAGTTTCCTGTTGTTGCAAACGTAGGATCAAATGCAATAATCGGAGAAAATATTATAGGATCTACAAGCAATGCCATAGCTAGAGTTGTAACTAATAATACTACAACTCCTTCTTCTGGAAGTGCAAATAAATTGGGAATTGTTTATCTAAATGAAAATCAGTTCTCAGTTGGTGAAGTGGTTTCTTTCGAAGAATCTAATATTAGTACACAAGTAGACTCTATAACAAATGGAAATTATAGTGATATAACAAGATCATTTAAGTTGAATAGAGGACAAAAAAATCAATATTATGATTATTCCAGAATTGTAAGAAACAAAAACACTCAAGAACCTTCAAGACGTTTAATGATTGTTTTTGATCATTATACTGTTCCTACAAATGATGCTGGAGATGTATTTACGGTAGACAGTTATGACAGCGAAAGATATTCGAAAGATATTCCAAATATTGGTGGTTCTATCAGAGCAACAGACACTTTAGATTTTAGACCCAGAGTTGCAACTTTTGATCCATCGACAACAACTGATAGATCTCCATTTGATTTCATTTCAAGAACAACAGCATTTAATACAGCACCATTGAGATTATTGGCACCTGAAGAGAGTTCTGTAATTGATCAAAGTTTCTATCTCCCAAGAATAGATAAAATTTATTTGGATATTTTAGGAAACTTTGTTGTAGATAAAGGAGTATCTTCAAAAAATCCAAAACCACCAACTAAAAAAGGTGATTTTTTAGAGTTGGGAACCATAGAATATCCTGCATATCTTTATAATCCTTTAGATGCATTTATTACTCTGACAGACAATAGAAGATATACTATGAGAGACATTGGTCTCATTGAAGATAGAGTAGAAAATTTAGAGAGAGTTACAACACTATCTTTACTTGAAGTCAATACTCAGACATTACAGATAAGAGATTCTGAAGGAACTGATAGATTTAAGAGTGGATTTTTTGTAGATGATTTTTCAGATGAATCTAGATTTGATACATCACTCTCAACAGTAATAGTTGATAGTGATTCGAGAACATTGAATTCTGATATCAGTAGCAACTCACTGAATTCATTGATAGGGACATTTGAAAATTCTACACCAGAAAATTTGGATTTGAGTGCAGATAAGTACTCACCTACACCATTAGTTCTTTTAGATTCTAACATAGAAAAAACTGGAAATGCTTTAACACTTGCGTATAATGAGGTTGATTGGTTGGAACAACCATTTGCAACTAAAGTTGAAAATGTAAATCCATTTAATATTGTTGTTTATGATGGAACAGTTGTTCTGGATCCAGCAGTTGATAGTTGGACCAGAACAGTTCAACTTGCAGATAGAAATGTTGATCTTGGAGTAACTAGAACAAATGATGTAAATCTGGTCAATAATCTTACTCAAGACCTAACTTCTCAGGTAAGAGTTGCGGGAAGAACTATAAGGAGAGGTCGTGGTAGATTGTTTAGAAGAACATCTAGAGATGTAACAACTACAACAGGTACTACTAGTAGCAGTAGTTCCTCTACTACTACAGGATCATTTGATACAGTCGATACAACTATCAGAAATGAAGTTGTTGGAAATCTAGATGCACAATTTATGAGATCTAGGAACGTTGAGTTTAATGCATCAAACTTAAAACCAAATACAAGATATTATCAATTCTTAGATAATAGAAGTGGTGTTGATGTAGTTCCAAAACTCATCGAGATTTCAAATAATGCCCAATTAACTGGAAATGGGGCGTCTGCAGCATTTACGATTGGTGAAACAGTTGTGGGTACAGTAAATGGTCAAGAAAGAATTAGATTCAGACTTGCCAGACCAGATCATAAAACCGGACCTTTTGCTTCTCCAACATCAATATACAATCAAAACCCATATACTAAATCGCAAATTGGCACTTCATATAGTTCAACATCAGAAATTTTGAATGTAGATACTTCTGCATTGAAGAGAGTTGCACAGGGTAGATTCTTTGGATATATTGAACAAGGAATGCAATTAGTTGGACAAACTAGTGGTGCAATTGCATTTGTAAAAGATACAAAATTAATTTCTGATAATTTTGGTGATCTTAACGGAACATTCTTTATTAGAAATCCACTTCAATCACCAACACCTTCTGTCAGAATACGCACAGGAACAAAAACATATAAACTTACTTCTAGTTCCACAAATGATACTGGAGTTCCAGGAAGTAATTCTATATCTTTTGCCGAAACAAATTATACTGCTAACACAACAATTTTACAGTTTCAAGCAACCGTAACTTCTCAGGCAACAAGAACAAACATTAGCAACACGGTCAATCTGAACACCAACCTTACTACTCAAAGAATTCAAAGAGTTACAACAGAAACTTATGCAGACCCATTAGCACAAACATTTACAGTTGGTGGAAATATTCAGGTCAAATCTGATATCGATACTGATGATGATGTAAATGGTGCATTCCTAACATCAGTTGATATATTCTTTGCAAAAATTGATAGTGGTAATGCACCAGTTAGAGTGGAAGTAAGATCCACAGAATTGGGAACACCAACACTTGAAGTTATTGGAAAACCAGTAACATTAAAACCAAGAAGTGTTGATTCTAATGGTGTTGAAACACAACTTATCCAAACATCAGAAACTGGAGAAGTTGCAACAAATGTCAAATTCCCAGAACCAATTTTCTTACCACCTGGAAGAGAATATGCAATAGTTTTAATATCTGATCAAAGTGATGAATATGAAGTGTGGACTGCAGTTATGGGTGATAAGACTGTAAATACTCAACAACTTCCTAATGTTGATCAAGTTGTTTACACTCAGCAGTTTGCTCTTGGATCTCTGTTTAAATCTCAGAATGGTTCTATTTGGACTACAGATCAAAATCAGGACATGAAGTTTAAACTCTATAAAGCAGAGTTTACTGCAACTCAGGGAACAGCATACTTCTACAATCCACCACTTGACGAAAGTAATACATATATTTCAACGTTAATTAACAATCCAATTACTGTTCTTCCTAAAAAAGGAAAGATTGGAATTACTACAACAACTGAAAGTGATTTCATTGGAATTGTAACTGTTGGAAGAAAACTTGCCGGTGTTAATGGAAATGGAGGATCAGCAATTGTTGTTGGACAAGGTAGTTCAGTATTTAATACATCATTAACTGAATCGGGACAAAATTATCCAGCAAGTGCATCTAACGTAGTAGTAAGTACATTTAATTATTCGGGCAAAGGTGAGGGACTTAAACTTCGTATTACTACAAATTCAAATGGAGTGATTACTGGAGTTGCACATTCCACAGTTCACCCAGATTTTGGTTCAGGATATCAAGTTGGAGATGTAGTTGGAGTTGTAACTTCATCGACATCAACAGAAACAGGTAGAGATGCAAGAATAACAATTAGTGAAATTTCGGGTGTTAATACTCTCTATCTCTCAAATGTTCAAGGTGAATTTGGTGGAAGTGGAAGTGGTAAAGAATTTGCCGTAGGCACTGCTGTTAGTTATTATAGTGATGCTACTACAATTGTTTCTGCCTCTACAACAAGTATCATTTCATCCTCAGCAGATGGTGGAATCTATAGTGGAGATCACTTTAAAGTAGATCATTTTAATCATGGAATGTATTCGACTACAAATAAATTAGTAATTGATAATATCAAATCAGATGTCCCATCCACAGTATTAGACGAAGAGTTAACTGTTGGTGAAACATCATCGATCAACGTTGCTTCTTCATCTGACTTCGAAACTTTTGAAGGAAGACCAGTAACTGGTTCTTATCTTGGATATGTTAAGATTGGATCAGAAATTATTGAATATAGCAATGCAAGTGGTGGTGTATTGACAATTAATACAAATGGAAGAGGTATTGACGGAACTATTTCTATCAACCATGCATTAGGTAGTATTGTTGAAAAATATGAATTTGGCGGAGTTTCATTGAGAAGAATTAATGGAATCACCACTTCAATACAATCTCCAATTGATATTGATAGTTATTATGTAAAAATTGATAAATCTGCAACAAGAGGAAATGCTAGATTGAATGATGGATCCACCGCAGGTGCTCCAGACCTCTCATTTAATGATGAGAAATTGATAGGAGGTGATTCAGTTACTGCTACTGAAAACTTAGTATTTAATTCTATCAATCCATCATATGATATTCTAACTCCAGGATCAACTACTTCTGTAACAGGAAAAATTAGAACAACAACAGCAACTAGTGTTGATGGAACGGAAGCATCGTTTAATGATAATGGATATGAAGATATTCAATTAAATTCACTCAACTCATTATCTTCTTTAAGAATGGTTGCTTCTGAAGTAAATCAAAATGAATATCTGACATCTTTACCAAGGAAGAAGTCATTGACTACTGCTATTACGTTCAATTCTAATGATCCAAATAATGTACTCTCTCCAGTACTGAATTTAGAGCAGGCAAGTTCTATACTTAATTTGAATAGAGTAAATAAACCTGTTACAAATTACGCAGATGATAATAGAGTCAACTCAGTTAATGATGATCCACACTCTTCTGTATATTATTCAAATATAACAACTCTCCAAAATCCAGCATCTGGACTTAAAGTTATTATTTCTGCTGAGAGACCTGGAGATGCTGATTTTAGACTTCTGTATACTACAATAAAAGCAGACTCTAGTGAAATTGAACAATCATATGAATTGTTCCCAGGATATGATAATCTTAAGCAAACGACTGAAGGGTTCCTGGTTGTTGATTCATCTAAAAATAGTGGATTACCAGATAGAAAAGTTAGAGCAAGTTTGGATGGTGAATTCTTAGAATATGAGTTTACAGTTGATAATTTGGACCTGTTTACTGGATATGGAATCAAAATTGTAATGTCAAGTTCTAATCAAGCACAATCTCCTCGTTTTGCAGATCTTAGAATCATTGCACTCAGATGATAAAAGTAGAAGGACACTCAAATTTATATCGAGATGAAAATACCGGTGCTATCGTAAATTATGATAGTGCCGGATATAATCAATATGTAAATTCTCTTACACAGAGAGATTTGCGTAAAAAAGAACTTGATGAAATAAAAAAAGACATCGACGAAATAAAAACACTTCTTAGAGAATTGACCAAAAAATAACTTGCCTGAGCAATTAATATAAATAGCTAGAGGTATATTAGCATCATAAAATAATGGCTGTTTATGTATCCAACATTGTGATTGAACAAGGATTTGATTTCGATACATCCTTTCAGTTGGAGGACACTAGAACCAATTCACCGTTAATTTTAACTGATGCAACAACAACTGCACAGTTGAGAAAGCATTATGGAGCTACTTCTTCAGTATCTCTTGCATCAACTATAACTAGTCCAGATTTGGGCATTATTTCTATTTCTTTGACAGGAACACAATCTGTTGATTTGAAACCAGGAAGATATGTATATGACGTGAAAATTGTAAATTCTGGCAGAGAGTATAAAGCTGTCGAAGGTACAGCACTAATACGAGGGGGAGTAACCAGGTAATGCCGAATATTAACGATAGGATTGGTTCTCAGAATGTAATCCGCGTTTTATCTAACGCATCAGCACCACCTACACGACTGGTAAATTTAAGTGATGTAGACTCCACTCTAAAAACTAGAGATGGAATGATCCTCGTATGGGATCTGAGTTCAGAAACATTTTTTATGACGGACACGATTGATTCGTCGTCCTTAACTGTTACTGGTATTGCAACATTTTCTAATACCACACAATCAAATTCACCTACGACTGGAGCATTAATTGTCAGTGGTGGTCTTGGAGTTGCAAAAGAAGTTCACTTGGGTGAAGGTATTACAGTTGCTGGTATTGCGACTTTTGCATCTCAAGTTGACATTAATGCAGCAGTTGACATTTTAAATGGTCTAGATGTCAACAGCACATTTAAATCTGTTGGTATTACAACTTTAGCGTCTTCTGGTGGTATCACAACTACTGGAGGAGATCTTTATGTTGGAGGAGATCTTTATGTTGCAGACGATCTTGTATTAGATGAAATAACAGCAAGAAATGCAACTTTAAGTGGAAATCTTTCAGTTGATGGTCACACTGAGTTAGATGATGTAAACATTGCAGGTGTTACGACTACCGGTGGTCTTTTAGATATTAATTCGGGTGGTCAAGCAAACACTTTCAAAGTAGAGGATTTAACAAACGATAGAATTGTTATTGCCGGAACTGGTGGTGAACTTGAAGATGATGCTAATTTGACTTTTGACGGCACCAAACTTGATATTGGTGTAAATCTGGAAGTAACAGGAGTATCAACCCTCACTGGTGCTATTGATGCTAATGGTAATCTAGATGTAGATGGACATACTGAGTTAGATGACGTAAATGTAAGTGGTGTCACTACTACTGGTGGATTATTAGATATCAATGCCGGAGCACAAGCAAACACACTTAAGGTTGAGGATCTTACAGATAATCGTGTAGTAATTGCTGGCACTGGTGGTGAGTTAGAAGATGATGCTAATTTAACTTTTGACGGAACACAACTTATCGTTGGTGTTAATCTAGATGTAGATGGACATACTGAACTTGATAATTTAAATGTATCTGGTGTCTCCACATTTGCGGGTAATGCATCATTTGCAAACAATGTTTCTATTGCAGGAACACTGACATATGAAGATGTAACAAACGTTGATGCTATTGGATTGATCACTGCTAGAAGTGGTCTTGAGGCAGGTTTTCCTGGTGCTGCATCTACATTGACCTCTGGTGGTGATTTAACACTTTCTAGAGATTTGCATGTTGCTGGATTATCAACATTTGTTGGTATTGGAACATTTTCAAATGATGTATTTGTTGCAGGAACACTAACTGCAGGACTCATTGATGGGGGTATTTACTGATGGCAAAACCAACTACCAGACAAGAACTAAAAGATTATTGTTTAAGACAACTTGGTGCACCTGTTCTTGAAATTAACGTTGCAGATGAACAACTTGATGATTTACTTGACGACACCATACAATACTTTAATGAAAGACATTTTGATGGTGTAGAAAAAACATATCTCAAATATAAAATAACTCAAGAGGATATTGATCGTGGAAGAGGCGGAACTTCATCTGCAGGTATTACTACCACTGGAGTAGGAATTGTTACTACAACAGGAACTTCTACTAATATTTCTGGTTTTGGAACTGTCACGTCTAATTTTTACGAAACATCAAACTTCATTCAAGTACCAGACTCAGTAATTGGTATTGAAAAAGTATTTAAGTTTGATACTAGCAGCATTTCTGGTGGAATGTTTAGCATTAAGTATCAATTATTTTTAAATGACTTATATTTCTTTAATTCAGTAGATCTCTTACAGTATTCAATGACTAAGAGGTACTTGGAGGATATTGATTTTCTTTTAACTACAGATAAACAAATTAGGTTTAATCAAAGACAAAATAGATTGTATTTGGATGTTGATTGGGACGCACAAGAAGTAGATAATTTCTTGGTGATAGAATGTTACAGGGCAATGGACCCAGAAAATTTCTCAAAAGTATATAATGATAGTTTTGTGAAAAGATATCTTACTGCTGCTATCAAAAAACAGTGGGGACAAAATTTAATTAAGTTTCAAGGTGTCAAACTTCCTGGTGGTGTTGAATTAAACGGTAGAGCAATTTATGAGGATGGACAAAGAGAACTAGATGAGATAAAACAAAAAATGTCCTCCGATTATGAACTTCCACCTATGGATCTTATTGGTTAATAGTTATGTCTCTAAATCCATTCTTTCTGCAAGGATCTCCTAATGAACAATTTCTTGTTCAGGACTTGATCAATGAACAATTAAAAATGTATGGAGTAGATGTTTACTATCTACCAAGAAAAATTTTTAAAACTGATGATATAATTCGTGAAATACAATCATCAAAGTTTGATGATGTCTTTATGCTTGAAGCATATATCAACAATTATGATGGATATGCTCCAGATAGTGATATTATGACCAAGTTTGGTCTTAGATTGAAAAATGAAATAAGTTTGACTATATCTAGAGAAAGATATGAAGAATTTATCGCACCTTTTCTGGAAGGTATTTCCTCTGGCATTAGGGAAGGAAGAATTACGGAATATGATTTTGCAGACTTGATTACAAGACCTAAAGAAGGTGATTTAATTTATTTTCCACTTGGGGAAAGATTATTTGAAATTAAAAGAGTGGAATCTGAAAAACCTTTTTATCAATTAGGCACAAATTACATATATGAATTAAGTTGCGAACTTTATGAATATGAGAATGAACTCATCGACACTGCAATTGATGAAGTTGATAATACTGTAGAAGATGAAGGATATATCACATCACTTACTCTTGTCGGATCTGCAATAACAGCGACAGCAACAGCAACAATTGCAAGTGGTGCAATTAGTGAAATATTTTTAAATAATGATGGTAGTGGATATACCAGCACCCCAACAGTTGCTATTTCAACAGCACCAGCTGGTGGTACAAATGCCACTGCTGTTGCAATCACAACTAGTATTGTAAACGTACAATCAATCTTAAGATTAGAATTAACTAATGCTGGTGCTGGATATACAGTTCCACCAACAATTACGATTAGTGGTGGTGGAGGAACGGGAGCAGCTGCAACATGTTCAATAGGTGGCACTACTGTTTCAGAGATTACGATCACTGATAGAGGTCGTGGATATGCAGTACCTCCAATCATAACAATCAGTGGTCCATTATCTGGTACTGGAGTAACTGCAACTGCAGTGTCTACTATAGACACTGAAAATAATAATCGGTTGAATACAATCAATATACTCAATGCAGGTATTGGTTATACGTCTGCTCCTACAGTTTCTATTGCAGGATTCTCTACAGTCGGTGTCGGAACATTTATATACAATGAAATTGTCACTGGAGAAACATCCGGTACAACGGCACGAGTCAAAGATTTCAGAACAGTTACATCAACAACTCCAGGAGTTCTTCCTGTTACCAGTTTGAGAGTCTCACTAAATACTGGTAAGTTTAATACAGGTGAAATTGTAGTTGGTTCAATATCATCAGCTAGATATGTTGTAGAAGATTATGATGCTGAAAGTTATGATAATCCATATGATGTCAATGAAGAAATTGAATTAGAAGCAGACGATATTTTAGATTTCACTGAATCAAATCCATTTGGAACTTACTAATGTTAGGAACTTATTTTTATCACGAAATTATAAGAAAGACTATTATTTCTTTTGGAACGTTATTTAATAACGTCTCAATTCGTCATACTAAAAGTGATGGTAGTATTTTAGATGAAACTAAAGTTGGTCTTTCATATGGACCAATGCAGAAGTTTTTGACAAAGATTCAAGAGCAAGCAAACTTAACTAAAGCAACTGCAATTACTCTTCCGAGAATGTCATTTGAGATGACTAGGATTCAGTATGATCCCACTAGAAAAACTGGAGTAACACAAACATTCAAAGCTGTTGATAGTGGTGACGGCAAAATGAAAAAAGTGTTTATGCCGGTTCCTTATAATATTGAGTTTGAACTTAATATTTTTAGTAAATTAAATGATGACGCACTTCAAATCATTGAGCAGATACTTCCATTTTTTCAACCATCATTTAATCTAACAGTTGATTTAGTTGAGTCTATTGGAGAAAAGAGAGATATTCCGGTTATACTTGATAGTATCGATTTCCAAGATGATTATGAGGGATCTTTTCAAACAAGAAGAGCATTAATTTATACATTAAGATTCACTGCAAAGACATACTTATTTGGTCCGATTGCAGAGTCTTCTGATGGTCTCATTCGTAAGGTTCAGACAGATCTTTACAGTGATACAAATACTCAAACTGCAAGACGTGAAATGAGATATGTGGCAACACCAGATCCAATTACTGCTGAACCTGGAGACGATTTTGGATTCAATGAAAATTGGACATTTTTAGGGGATTCTAAAGAGTATAGTCCTACTAGACAAGAGGATATTTGATTGTTATGAGTAATAATTATGACCCTATCGATGAGGCACTCAATACAACGAGTGATATTGTTGAATCGAAACCAGTACCTAAACCAGAGGTTGTTAAGTCAAAAGATGTAGATATTGAGAAAGACTATGAATATAGTCGTGCAAACCTCTATTCCCTTATAGAGAAGGGTCAGGAGGCAATCAATGGCATTATGGAGGTTGCAGG